AGTTGTGTGACGTACAAGCAGACCACTAAAGTCTGGGCTGTTCATGTCACGAAGAGGGTCAGCTAGTGTGGCGTAACTCTTACCGCCGCCTGCCGCCCCACCATATAGTACCTCACGTTCACTAGAGGCTAGATATTGTGTCTGAGGTCCAGGGTTAGGCTTGAAGACTACATTCTGAGCTGCTTCTACATCATAAGCTGCAGGCTTAACTTGCGCTGGGCTTGTCTGTATCGTCGTCTCCGTCTTCGTAGGTGTAGTAGCCGAGTCTTTCTTTTTCGAGGATCTCGTACTGCTTGAGCGCTTTTTCGAGCCGCTTGGCAAGCTGGCGTTTAATTGCAGCAAGTGATTTACGTTTTCTTTCGACATCTATACGTTTCTTCAAACCCATATGAGAGATGTAACGACCTGACTGAGTAGACAACCAAGCACTAACTTGCCTGTAACTATATTGCTTTAAGTGCTTCTTTGCAAGCTCTAATAGCTCTAGCTCTTTTGGGATAGGCTTAAGCCAATCATTATCGTCAGGGTCTATCTCGTAACCAAAAGGTACTTGAGGAGACACTCGTGGGATTCGCTCCCATCTCTTTACTTTAAAGTCAGGCTTAGGCAACATCCAGTAGCCTATGCTCTCACGTTCTTTTGTCTTAGTTATCCGTATCATCAGACTCTTTAGGTGGAAGAATAAACAAGCCACCAGAAGCTTGAACTTCCATACGCTCTGTTTTTACAATACCTGCACGATCTAGTACTTCTTTAGCTGCGTGCATCTTCTCTTTTACACCCAGCTCTGTAGGGTCCATAAGAGCTTGACCAAAAGCTACAGCAGCCTTAGGCCCGATACGTGACATGTAAGTCTTAGTACCGTCAAAGATCTCATCCTTAAGGGACTCAACAATAAGACGAGTGGGAGTGTTATCACTGTAGCCTGCCAACTTCTTAGCTCTAACAACATCACCTCCAGCTTCATCGAACAATACTTCGAGAAACTTAATTTGGTTTTCTGTTAGTTGTCGTGCCATAGTGTTACCACTCTCTCTCTGTGTGTGTGTACGTGTGTTACTCTGTTCTTACAGCCTGCTTGATATCACCACGTGTAATACCAATATCTTGTAACTCACGATCTGTCATTCTATGTAGTTGCATCTCTGCAATTCTACGGTTAGCTGATTCTTGTCGTGATTCAATCATAGCAACACCAAAAGCAATGAACCATTTCTTAAGTGCAGAACCGAAGCTACGTGTTTGTGTAAGTACCATTTCCATTTGTCCAATATATCCTTTTATATGCTAGGACGCTAACTCTATTGTTAGCTATGGACATAGTTATACTCACAGGGTTACCTATTAGAATTGCTAATACGGAATACCCGCTATGCTAACCTACAGGCTGGAACGTCTCTGTCACAGTACACATAAAGTCTAGCTCAGGTGCTACGTTACCTGATGCAATACAGCGTATCTGATCACCTGGTTCAAGAACTAAGGTAGCACCAGTAAGAAGGACGTTCTCACCTACGCCAAGGTTCTTACCACCGATAAGGTTGAACTGCTCTGCTGTATCAGCTTTGTACCACTTAGCTAAAGCAGATGTATTACCGTTAGCGTTGACAGCAAACAGCATAGACACCTCACCACGACAGTTAGCTGGGCAAGTGTACAGCGTCTCTACCTGATCCTCTGTATCACAGATAACACCCTTGCTAACTATACGTGCTGGTTTGCCTTGGCTATAGAGTGACATTACTCTTCAGTATCCTCTACAGGTTTTAGCTTAAGTGCTTTCTTAGCTTTAGGCTTAGCTTTAGGCTTAGGTGCAGCCTCAGCAGCACGACAGATGTCAGTTACGTTAGGGTCTTTACTTTGTACGTTACCGTAGTTGTCTTCGCCTGCAGCTTGGTTACCTGTAGCATCCCACACGTAGCCATGCTCATCTACACGATAGCCTTCTGCTTCAAGAGCAACACGATACTTATGATAGAACTTATCAGTAGCCATTACTTAGCTTTCTTCATTGGACGTGCTGCAGGGTTAGATGCACCACACATACCGCCCTTGTTAAACGCCATCTTCTTTACTTTACCACCATAAGCGTAGCCCATCTTCTTAGCTACTTTAGGTGCTTCTTTCTTAAGTGCTTTCATGCCCTTGTTCATCTTACTTGTCCTCTCTTCCATAGTGTAATGATCTTGTGTGTATTACTTCCTGTGTTTAGCTGTCTTCTTAGCAATCTTCTTAGGCTGAGCTACGTACTGCTTCCCTGCCTTAGTACCCTTACGCTTAGCTTTACTTGTAGCAGCATATTCAGCGGGGCTGAGAGCCTCTCTAGCCTTCTTAGGTAGGTACCTCTCACCTGTGGCCTTCTTGCCCTGTGTGGAGGGCTTACCAGACTTGGTACCCCACTTTTCTTTAGTCCACTTCTTGAGGGACTTCTGTGGTGCTTTCATTACTTGTAGCCCCCGCCTTTGGCTTTGTATTCTTTGGCAAGCATCTGCGCTTTACGGGCTGACCACTGTCCAGGCTTTCCACCTTTTCCACTCGCCTTGATCTTGTTAAACAAGTTCTTGCGCATAGTGGGCTTCGTGTAATTACCTGACTCATTAACACGAGACTTTGTAGCCTTCTTCTTAGCTGCTGGCATTACACGTTAGCTCCTATCTGAAAGCAACCACCCCTAGCAAAGTATACGCCTTGCGCTATGAAGAACTGCTCAACTACTTTTACTTCTTGTAAGCAATCCTGCTGTGTCTCGTGAATCTCTTTAGTGTTCACCCTTGACCCACAGCTTTCAGCTTGAGGAGTAGAACAGAGAAGTACTGTAGCTAACCACATGTTACCACTTTCCTTGTGTCTTGCCTACCCACCAGAATAAGAGGGCTAAGCCAGTAATACCTGTCAAAGTAATCAGGGTACCAAGTGTCCAAGTAATAGCAGCTTCTTTTAGCTCTTGTCTGCGATACTGGGTTTGCTTGCGCTGGGCTCTAACTTTTCTGAGTATCTCTTTGTATTCCTCTAGCCCCTTCGGACCATAGTACACCATTAAGATCTGCTCTAGGTCTTTACGCATCTGCTGCACTTTTTTCTGTGCAGCAAATAGTTCTATTGCTTCTGCTTCTGGTGAACCTGTCAGGCTCTTCCATATGCTAGGGTTCTTAGCTTTCTCAGCAGCGTAGTTGATATCACTTACTGCTCCAGCAAACTTAGATAAAGCAGAGGTAGCGTCTCTACCTGCGTTAAGTAAGTTACGAGCCTGACTTACAGCAGTACTGGCTACAGATAGAGCTGTAAGGGGATCTATCATTTTGTACTACCAAGCCTTACAGGACCAGTAGCGAGCCGTGAACTTATCCTTAGCTGTGTCACAGTTATGTCTAGCACGGAAGCTCTTACGACGCTCTGGGCTATCCTTCTTGATAGACATGTCAGGATCACCAAAGCGTACAAGCTTTACTTGGTCACCCTTCTTAGCTAGTACAGCACTCTTCTTAGAACCTCCAGGGGTACGCTTAGGCTTGTTGTAGCCAGGGAATGTTTCACCACGGTACTTCAACTTACCACTAGGTAAACGCTCTACATCTTTAGTTGTTGCCATGCTATCCAATCTGTGGGGGGAACGAGGACGGTTCTCTTTTTACCCCCACCAATCTATTATTAAGCTCGTTAGTTAAAAAACTTATACCGCAAAATTTAACGAGTACGTCTACGGCTCATTGCACCACGAATAGGTTTATTTCTACCCCGTGCTGGTCTACCTGGTCTAACAGGTCTAGTAGGTTTAACAGGCTTAGGTGTAGTGTTAGGCGTACCTGGTCTACCTGGTCTAGCAGGCTGAGTAGGTTTAACAGGCTTAGGTGTAGTGTTAGGCGTACCTGGTCTACCTGGTCTACCTGGTCTAACAGGTCTAACAGGTCTAGTAGGTTTAACAGGCTTAGGTGTAGTGTTAGGCGTACCTGGTCTAGTAGGCTTAGCAGGTCTAACAGGTTGGATTCTAGTTCCACCTTCGGGAGGTGATCCTGGAAAGGGTGTTGGTTTACGTCTTTTACGTGCTGGTGGGTTTTTACCTCTGGGAGGTGATCCTGGAAAGGGTGTTGGTTTTCTTGCCATTTTAATAACTCTCTTTTATGTCATAAGTTCAAAGTGAGGGCCGTCAATAAAGGGTCTACGGCCTTGACCTCTACGCAAGTCTACGTAGTCATTCATTGCGTCTTCCATAGTCCCTACATAAGAAGTAATGTCACCTACAGACCAAGCAGCACCCCACTTGAGTGGTAGACCCTCTTCGTTAGCTGCTTCTGCCATAGCGTCAGCAATCTCGTCGTAGAGGTTCAACTCCCAAGCTACATCTTTACCTACATAAGCTACAAGGTCTACAGCGTGGCTATACCCGTCAGCTTGAGGTAAATGCTTAGAGTTCATCGTTTGAGACTTACCTGCAGCTACCAACTTCTTTTGTTCAGACACAGAGCGAACACCACAAGTAACACCGAAGTCTACCTTAGTAAGCGCAATAGCTCGCTCTACGGTATCGACAAGCGCTGGGTGAACACCAATAAGCCTAGTCTTTGATCTACCTGATAGCTTGAAAGGCATGTGTTACCTGTCCCTGTTGAATCTAAATAAGTTACGGATACCTCTAACTATCTCACCTGGGCTAGGCGCTAACCAGCCTAACACAAGTAAGAGAAGAAGTAGAGGGTCCATCTCTGTTATCTTTGTTGTGCTGTTGTCTTGCACTACAGTTTCTACTGGTCCTTCAGGTCTTAACACAGGTCTTACTGTTGTGTTAACACCAAAAGTCTGGCTGTTCTCTTTGCCGATCTGAGTGTTAGCTGCTACGTTAGTACCACCCCCGCCAAGCCCACCAAGGATAGCTGAGGGTATCTGGCTACAGCTACCTAAGGTCGTGACTACTGCTAGAACTGTTAGTAGTGTTAATAGTATGCGTGTTCTTACCATTTACGTATATCCCAAAGAACCCTGCACCAGCACCAACAATAACAGATACAAACCCAGCCTGTGCATTAGTAGGGTCAGGTAAAGCCATAAACCAAGAAGTAGTCTTGTAGAAAGCAAAGCCATACAAGCTAATAATCATACGTGGCCAGATACGCCACTTGTCTAACCACTCAGGTGTCATCCGTAGTCCCTCTCACGGTCAGGGTCCAGCACCTCGTAACGAGTAAGGTGACCCTCTAAGTACATAGCTCGCTCTACGTGATCCAATGTGTACCACACACCAGTGTCGTTATGTATAGCGTTACGTACATAGAATACGTCAGACTTAGGGATGTGAACCTTACGCATCCTACGAGGATTATTGTCAGCTAAAGCTTCGTAAAATTCTGTGAGTACATCGTCAGATGCATATAGTTTTACTCTGTTTTTCATAGGTGTCAAGTACTTTGTTACATAGGTACCTACAAATATTGGTAGTGTTCATACTATAGTATAACTACAGAGTTCTAACTTACATAGATTGTTTAGTGTCTATGTATTCGTAGAGATGAATATTAGTAGGAGGGAAGTAGGTTAGTTAAACTACAGAGTTTAAAGTGGAGGAGAGACTTAGTACAAGTAGTCTAACTAACCATTACTGTAACTGTACAGTAGTATAACTACTTAGTCAAACTATTTCTTTAAGTTAGAACTACTATAGTTTAACTATACCTAAGTCCAAACAACTAAGAGTTTAACTATCTCTTTGAGTTTGAACTAAGATAGTTTAACTAAACCCCCTTACCCCCTAGTTATGCACATTTGGAGGGGGTCTGTCAACAGCTAATCTATAAAGTGTAACAAAAAGTGATGACTTAGTAGGGTTACTATACTAAAGATATACTTATAGTATCAAAAGATAGTAAAGACTATCTACTAGCACTCCTACAAAAGCAGTACTTTCATATAGATATACAAAGTAGCGTGTGTCAAGAGTGTTATACAGGGGGCGTTTGAAAAATCCCGTGTGTTGCAGAGTACATATATACGTAACGGTATAGGGTGGGGTGGCCCATGCGCCCCCCTCACAGGCGTGTATGCGTGCGGCTA